GTCATTTGCGATGCGTATAAAAAATCGTTTATTGCTTTCTCTCTGTTTTGTTTTGCGTTTGCAAGTTTTCTGTTTCGGTATGTTGCTCCTCGTGCTGAGTTGCATGGTTTACAACTGGCAACGTATCCGTCTTCTATGCTTCCGCCTTTGTCATGTTCAACGAGGTGGTCGAGTTCTGTTGCTTTGTTTTTCTTGCACCAATGGCAAGGGGGGGAGTCTCTGAGTAGTTCTGTTCGCGCGGCCTTGTATGTCTGTGTGTCGTGTTCGGTTTGTTTGCGTGTCATCTCACGCGCTCCGCTTGTGCTAGCGCGGCGTAAACGCCTTGCTGTTGGTGTTGGTTGGTTATGCCGGCGGTCGGGTTCATGTTGTCTCTTTCGTTGTTTGTTAACTGTATGTCATCTGCAGGTCAAGAGACGTGTGAATGCTCCACCCACCAGATTGCCCATCCTGGTACCCAATTGCATTCAGCTGATTATGTTTACAGCTCGCCTCGATGCTTTGCCCGTTTCATTTCGTCTTGCATGATTCGGGGCGCACCGATCTACCCACGTTTCCGTGTGTCACCAACTGCCGTGCGAATGGCTTAGGTCGTGCTACTAGCCGATTGTTTATGCTCTGGGATTGCTGAGAGTGTAGAGAATGTACTCCATATCGCTGGGCTTCCAAACCGCTGCATGACAGCCCGCCATCTCACAAGCGTTTAACCAAATCTTTTGTCCAGGCGTCAACTTGCCTTTCTCAGCTTTCAACTCAATCACCAACGGCCGTCCGCCTTGGAATGGGTGCACCATGAACAGATCAGGAAAACCAGCGTCACCTTGGACGTTTGTCATCCAGCGTCCTCGACTGTTTTGTGCCGGCAGATCATGATGAACTAACCAGCCGTAGCGTTTAGCGATGTTTATGACCATGTCTTTGAACACGGCTTCGCTCATCGTGGTGTCGGCTTTCATTAAAGCGATGCCATCCAAATCTTGTCAGCCAGATGATTTATTGCCCACCTAATCTTTTGCTCGGCTTCATTCTGTTCTTTTGTTATTAGCGGATATAAGGCTTGCAAGCGTTCTACCGCGCTAATGAGTTCATCCAATGTCATGGCTTCTCCTTTATACAGACGAGCAGAGTTGCCCATACACCGAACACGATTCCAATAATGTTGAATGATGCATAGATCATTGCGGAACCTTCTTCTCTAAGAACACGCCTAATGCGTATGCACTTAAGAAGCCTGATAGCCATGCGCCAACCAATGCGATCATTTGAGTCGCTCAATGATCTTGGATGCTTCGTGTGATTTAAGCAGCTCTAATACCGCTTCATCGCTATTCAATTCGCGCTGTATTAACTCCAAGAGTCGAAGATCATCAAACCCGCCGTCCTTAGCAAGTTTCTTGATGTAACCGATTTGCTTCGGTGTGGCAAATGTGCCTGTTGGAGTGTGTGATGAAGCCCCGGACGGAGTGGAGAACGCGTGACCTGCGCTGGGAATCTCCGCCCGGGACACCTTGGACATTTCCTCACGGCTTGGACGTTTGCCATGGGTTGCATATCCACAATTTGCAAGTGCACGACCGATCGCGCTTGTCTCACAATTCTCCACGAACGAGGTTGAGTTCACGCCGCGGTCTGATCTAATCTCTTGTGCATATCCTGTTGCTGTCGGCACGGTCTCAGAGTTCTTAAAATATATTTCGGCGCGGAACACACAACTGTCACCGTCATAACTCATCATCGTGGTCTCAACTCGCGCACCTGGTCCATGTTCAGCCCAGAAGCGAACGAGGCGATCCTCAACTGTTTCGTAGTTGCTTAGGTCAAATCCCATTAGGCAACCGTCCAAACGATTGCGAGCGTTCCTGTGTCTGTTTTGCGTCGCTCATTAGAGTCTTTTACTAGACCCATCTCTTGGAGTTCTTGCCGGCGCTTAGCGGCACTTGAGCGCAAGATCCCGCAATGCTCACCGATCTCGTAATCGGTAGCGGTCTTTAAGTCATGTAATGCGAGTAGTACTTTGTCACGTTGTGATGGTCCGCGCTTTGAAGCAGATCGTGCTGCTTTACGTGATGTGTCAAAGTCTGTCGCGCGATGCAATTGCTCTGCTGGTTTGATTTGGTTAACAGAAACATGCCAACCAGCGAGGCCGATTGACGTTGTAAAAAGTTCATCTTGCATGTCGGGATTCTTTCTATTAATCGGGTTTAACTTGTCCACCAAGTTCTTCTATTGCCAAAGTAACACACTCTGCATAGCCATCGTTGCCACTCAACTGAAAGTCAATACGCATGTTTCGTAGGCCGCGGATCAAGTGATCTTCGCGGTACTTTTTTGGTGCGTGGCTGGGTCGCGCAATTTCGTCCAGCAAACTAAACATCGCCATTTGATGCTTGATATTCCCTGCTTCAAGGATGAGCGCTCGAGTTTCCTCGGATAACTCTCCTTGATTCCATGCAACGCCTTCGCTCATTTTGTCCCCCATGGCCCCCAGCCAAAGCCGTAACGCTCCACGCCGTAATTATAAATTTCTAATCCTGCTTGGAGATTAACAACGGGGTGTAACAGATCTTTAGGTCGCGCAATAATGCCTTTGGCGATCAGCCATTTGTGCCAAGAGCCGTTGATCTGGAGTAGGCCGCGCGAACCACCGTGCGGGTCTTTGCGGTTTATTGCGTTTGGTGTGCAATTCGATTCGCGTTTCATGATGGATTCAAGGACGATGCGCTGATCGGCAGGCCAACCAAGGTTCACGCCGAGCGCTGACAACTGTTCGCAGGCTGACGTGTAGGGGTCAATGTAGATCGTTGAGCTGGTCGTCGTGGTTGGCTCAATGATGTAATCACGCGCCACGGGCACAGGGTTAGGTTGCTCTGAGAGGGCGCTAGGAGCCCCTAGGAGCGAGGCAAATCCCCATATGGCAGAGATAATCCCTGCGATGAGTTTTGGGGCGGTTAGTTGCATGATGAATATCCTTTCGTCGGGACTAACGACCCTAGACAGCCTGGGTGGCTATTGCAAGGATTTCGCTTTACGCCACTCCAAAACCAATGCTGGTATGACATCGGCGTTAAAACAGTTGACGTGCCAAGGCTCAGAATCCAGTTCCCAGCTGAACCCGTAGTCCAGCGCGGTTGCAGCCATGAACTCCAGACGCGCACCAGATGCCTCACTCACATCTACCGAGATCCCCCAATTGTGGTGTGATGATCCGGGTTGCGCGATTGGTGCTTTGCCGGGTTTCAAATACCAATTTTGGCCCTTGTAGACGCGAGGCTTAACCCCTGCGATTGGTGCGGTGGTCATGCGATCATTCCATGCAATCGTCTGGGTGGCAAGTGATCGGTAGCAGTCGTTCGCGCTGGTCGGCTTGAATGTTTTGATGCCTTCAGCAAACGCGCGATCACGCCAAGCAAGCCAACAATGGGCAGCTGCATACAACAATTTGCCGTAAGGCTTTACCTCGACAAGCATGTTGTTTGGTATTTCGCCTGCCTGACAATGCGCGACGATGCGCGGCAAGATGACTTTACGCTTGTGGGGTACGGCCAAAGCCGGCGTCTTTCTTGTTTACCCAGCGCATGATCGGCGGAATAAGCGCGGCTATCGCACCCTTTGCATAATCTTTTGGGTCAGTCGTACCTGTTGAATAGACAGCAACTAACGCGCCAACTAGCGAACGTGCATAACTTGCAAGCATTGCTTTATCGGTGGTTTTCAATGTGACCATCAATCTTTTGTTCTATTCGACCCAAGGTTTGGTGTACTTGCCCGTGGTCTTTTTTGTTGTCGTGGCCCATTTTGCTGATGAGCGCAACGACCACAGCGAAACCACCACCGATGAAAGCAACCAAAATTTGAGGCGCCATGACATTACGAAAGCAGCGCCAAAAGTTCGTCGTTAGTGAGACCCAGTTTTTCTAAAACTTTCGCTTTTTTCTTTTGCAAAGCCTCAATCTTTTTGTTGAATGTTTCAGTTTCGGCTTGTGCTTGTTCCCATGCAGCGACCTCGTCTGGAGTTGCTTCGCGGTCCACGCCGTTGTCGTTAATTTTCATGCTGTTTTCCCGTATCCGTAAATGGCATATGTGCCTGTTCCAGTAGTGAATGAAAGTGCTACACCGTCGTACGCGGTTGACACGTTATGGGAGCCCCAATAATTCCACGCGTTTGAGACCGCTGGGTTTTGGTGGCTTTTTACATAAATTGAAGTCGGCGCTGCTAACTGTGGACCGTAAATTTCAATTGGGATGATGACGTTGTTTCCAACTGAACCGCAAGCAAACGAGGCTGCGGCGGAAGTCAAAGCGCCTGTGACTGTTGCACCTGAGAGAGTTAGGGCTTGATAGTTGTAGCTCGCTGCCGAGGCCACACCACCAGTCCTAAGCTGCAGGGTGGCTGAACCTGACACGGTGGTCAAGTTAACCAACATTAAATAGTTCGTGTAGGTACTAGTGAAAACGCTGTCAGCAGTAAAACTTGAAACTGCGCTAAATGCGGTTTCGGATTTCACGCAAGTCAAACCCTGACCTGTAGATGATTTAGCGTCTGGGAAAAATATCGCTGCGGATGCAGTAGAAAAATACAGGATTCCTGATGCGTATTGTGTGAGCGCCAAAGACCCTGCGGTGCTAACAGTTGCAGTCCCGGCGGTAATCGTGCACGTACCAGCACCGATGCTTGTAATTCGAAGTGTGTCGCCAGCAGTAAACAAAGCCGTGTTCACCGTGACCGTCGTGGCCGTTGCAGCGTTCATTGTGATATGTGTGCCGGCGTCGGCAGCTGCAAGTGTGTATGAGGCGGTTTTGGCGCTGACTGTCCAGTTGTAATCGTTGGCCTGCAACGAGGTCATTTGGGCGCTGGTGAGTACTTGCCCTGTGCTGAAGGTTTGCTTTGCCATATTGTCTCCTAGGTTAGTGGGTTATGCGAGGCCGTATGTGGTATCGCCTAAAGCGGATCCTGTGCCTGATGTGTTGAGGCCCCAGACGGTTGTTGAGGTGGATGTGTCGGCGGTTCCGTCCCATGCTTGGAATGTGAGCGTGTAATCGGTGTAGGCGTCTTTGTAAGTTCCGTCAAAATATGAGAGTGCAGTCCCTGAGTTTTCTAGAAGCAAGGCGTCCATATAAATCAAATCACTAATAGACGGACTGAGTACTTGCATGGTTGGTCTCGCACCGTTTGCACCAACGGGTGCAACGCCAGTCACGGTAAATCGTGTAAACCCAGATGTTGAGGTTGTTGACGTTGTTCCAACGGTGTTTGATATAAAAACTGCACCGTTAAACCATCCAATATAAACACGGAAACTTCGTGCAACTGATGACCTTACATAAACCGAAAACGTGTAAGTCTGTCCAGCAACCACGCCAGTCACGATTCCAGCATTTGTGTCAGTTGCTACTGCAGCAATGATTTCTGTTCTTGCCGAATATGTACCTGCATAAGCAAAAGTTGAAGATTGGGTAAGAGTTCCGCCAGACGCCCACCCGCTTGTTGACACTTCAACGCTTGGGTTGGTAATTAAGTTGGTGCGGGTGGTTGTGGTTGTGTAATTACCCAAAACCCATTGCAAATAGGTTGACGCAGGGCCCGTATAAATAGTGACCACATGACTCTCAACCGTGATGCTGTGACTAATCCCCTCAACAAACAAATACTCGGTCACCGTTTGCGGAACCACCCCAGCAGGGAACGTCTTAGTTACCGCGATCTGCTGACCAATCTCCAGGTTTGCAACAATGTTCTTGTTCGCATCAGACAACGTGTTCAGAGATATAGCCAGGTTGCTAAACCAGTATGCCGGCACGGAACGGATGAGGTATTGGGCTAATGCTCCAGCGTCCGCGATCGTTGCCAAAAGGGTAATAACGATAGGGGTTTCTTGTATTCCGAAAGTATCAACGCTGTTTTCGTCTGTTGCCGTGGCATAGGTCGTTTGAGGTGTTGGGTCTAGCGCGGTTGGCGCAGCTGGTGCAATTGCCACGTTGACTGTGTTGACCACCGATTGGCTGGTCTCTTGGAAATAGTTGCGGTTAACAGAGTTAGATGTTGCAAAACTATCTGGTAGAGATGCGATGCGTTCTGCGATTCCTATGGTGTAATCAGGCATGTTCTTAACTGTTCGCTATGTCAAAGGTGTCGTAGTCAATGGCTGTTCCTGTGTCGGTAAATGTTGCCAACGGGTTAGTGATCTCGGCTTGCACTCGAGGTTGTGCGGTGAATACCCCAGAGCGCGAAATGAACATCCGTCCGTATTCACAGTTTTGGATGCGAAGCAAATAGTCCTGCAACGCAGCGCCTTCCTCAATTGGTACCGCTCCGATTGTAGAAACACCTGTTGCAATGTTTCGTTCCCCTGCGCCAGTTAATTGTCCTGTTGCGTTTAGGACGGTGTTTAGGCGGTCACCGTAGGACTGGACGCTGGTGGATTGTGCTTGCAGTTTGATGTTGTTGAATGTTTGAAACGCGTCGGAGCAGGTGACGTTCACGGTTGAATAGTTCGGTTGCTGAATGTTTTGGTCGTAGGTCGTGATCTTCCCATAGAACAGGTATTCACCGTTTCGGCTGATCCGCACAGGTGTTGACACACCAATGGAAAGTCGAGCGTCCGTGGTGTTGTAGTACGGGCTTGCCGTGTTCACGACCGAGAAATAAAAGTTTTGATCGTAGATGCGAAACGATGCGGTCCCAGGGTTACAGGATGGTTCGCGGAACGGGTTTTGCCTACCGCGCATAATTTGCACGTTTTGGATGTATTGGCTGATGTCATACCAGACCGCCCCAGCGAGTACAGCTGTAGAGTCCAGCGCTGATGAGTCAAGGATGAAAGCGTTGACTGGGTTGGCGCCTAATGCGTATGCCTCGATCGTGTACGTTCCACAGTTCGGGATGGTGCTTGCCATGGTTAGGCCGTTCTAATTCTTAACGGGCCCACGTTCTGATTGTAGAAACGCAGGTTCTCATAGACGGCGTTTGCAATGTCTGTGGATGTTCCAAGTCCGCCTGAGATGTTGATGACGATGCCACCCATCCCGCCGCCCTTGCCGAGGGGAACGATTGCCTCTGGGCCGGACTCGCCCGCCAAAACTAATTGCGGAGACGTAATGATCCCGCCGTTTGCCATTGCTGGAATTGCCAACCCTCTATTGGGTGCAACTGGCGGAGTGTAAAAAAATGACGGTTGCGGAATTAAATTCATTGGGGCTTCAGGAATTTTGTTTATGTCTTTAAACGGGCTGATTCTGTTTATCCCTGTAATTGCATCATTAACCATGTTCACTATTGCATTGTTTAATGTTGCAACAATGTTTAACAATTGATTTGCAATAAACGCGCCAGTTGCCGCCGCCGCTTGGCCCGCTTCACGGAAACTAAGTTTCAATGCATCAAACGCGTCTTTATCTTTTACTAAACCATAAAATTCGGTAAGTGTAAGAATTGCTATACCAACACCCGCCGTGAAATTTCCCGGTCCAATCTTGTTTGAAGCATAAGCAAAAGAATCACCCAGTGCATAGTTAGCGGCTTTCACCAATGCGTTGGTTGCTTCATAAATTTTTAAAGTTGCATTAGCGGCAAGAACAGCCGAAGCCAGGCCGCCTACGGTTGCAATTAATACAACAATTGTTGAAGTGTTTTTTCCAGCCCAATCAGCCATGTCTTGTAAATAGGGCAAAAGTTCTTCTAATACCGGAAGCAATGCTGCACCAATTGACTCTTTTGCCTCGGCAATTGAATTGTTAAAGATTGCCATTTTCCCAGCTGCGGTTTCAGCATTTGCAGCTGTTGTGCCGCCAAAGGTGGTGCCGAGAACACCCATCACATCATTAAGGGATGCACCATCTCCAATCATGGTTTTCAATTCAGGGGACAATGTCTGCAATGCTTTATAATTTCCTTGGTAGGCTTTAGCAAGTGCATCGGCCACGGTAGCGCTATCAATTTGCAATGCCGTGCTGATATCCATGACAAGGTTCATGTCGTTCATTGATTTGCTGACATCTTTAGTGCCGCGTGTCAATGCTTCTAAAGCTCTGCGATAATCTGTGTCGGCAATTCCGGTTGCTCGACTCATTTTTGTTATTTGCTCTTCAACACTTTTAATCTGTGCATCAGTTGCATTGGTAACATTTTTTAATGTTTTAGCAAGCATTGCCTGTTCTTGCTGGTCTTCCATAGCGGCCTGTGTTGCTGAACCAAGGGCAACCGCTAGGCCAGTAAACGCGGCAGCTGCAGGCAAAGCCGCTTTTTTTATAGCAAATTGCGCTTTTTCTCCAGTTGTTTCAAGCTGTTTGAATTGGGCAATAGCTTTTTTAATTCCAGCACCGTCAAACTCGGAAACAATGGGGATTACAACAGCCATTAGGCGAGTTCCCTATTCGTGAGATCCATGATACGTTTAACGAGTTGTTCCATTTCGGCGTTTACCGTGCTCTCGTTTTGTTGCCATGCTTTCCACATTACTCGCGAACGGCTCCCATATCGTGCTGTTAGCGCGGCGCCTAAACGCCCCTGCGAAGACATATCAAACATGGTGCCAGTAGCAGATTGATAAACGATGCTAAACGTGCCGACATTGGTAGTCCTGCCGGCGTACTCTCTGATTGCTCGAGTGTTGATCTTTGCGGCGATCTTCTGTTTGTGGCCTGGTTGCCATGGGAGCATTTGGAATCCTGATTTGGTTGTCCAGTTTCGGGCCATGCCAGACAGCGGGACGCCTGACGGGATGAGGCTGTTGGCGTCTGTGATGACTGGTTTGACAATGCTTCGATAGTCCTTGGTTATTTCAATCCGAAGTTTCTTGTCTATTTTGTTCAGCGTTTTCAGAGCGTCTTTAAGTCCAGCGATCTCAATAGTTGTGTTGACTCCGCTCATCATTTGCTCCGTTTGTTTTGCTCATTCAACACAGTAATGACCGTGGCAAGGTCTTGTGAGTCAAACAGGATGTGAGGCGGCCACCAACCGACCGCGACCAAAAGATCGGCTAACTGGCGACGGTAGGTGCCGCGTCGGTGGGGTTTGTGTCGGTCTCATCCAATACTGGCAGGATTTCGATGTCTGGGTTTTTGCTAATCCAGTCGCGCCAAGTGTCGCCAACTTGCTCGCCTTTAAGTTTCAGGATGGTGTGCATCCAACAGCAATAATCCGAGTACAACGGTTGGCTTGAAAGTTGCTGAATGTTACGACGCTCAAGACGTTCCCATTCGGTAATGACAAAAAGGTTTGTCCAATAATGTTCGGGCGTGGCGTCTGCAGATCGTTTGAGTTGCAGTTTGATTTTCATGTTGCTCCTATCGTCGGGCCGGGAGTGGCGCGAAAGTTATGGGGTTATGTCGCGGACCCAAGACCCGCCAGAGGCCGAGAATGTCACCATCGCGAGCTCCCCAGTTGTTGAGTTGATTGGAGTAAATGACTCTAAGAACCCGTTACTCAAAACATACTCGGGATTACTCGCCGACTCAGAAGTGCCAGAAGGGGAAACGGTCAAAGTGAATGTGCCGTTGTTTAACAGATCGTAGAGAGTTGCTTCCACTTCGCCTGCACCGTAGGAAAGGTACAACTCGACTGAACATTCCCAGAACATGAGTCCTGCGGTCTGGCGTTCGCCTGTGTCCCCGAATGCAGTTGATGGCAAAGAGCGTTTGCCTACCGTGATAGTGCAACTGTTGCCCTGATCGCTTAGATCAACTGGGGAGCCTGAGCCCGTCACGTTGATTGTTGCATTGGAAAGAAATGTTGTCGTTGCCATGTTGCTCCTTAGTTCTGTTTCAGTTTGTCATATTCTTGGGTTGTTTGTGTGGATTACGCGACAGCTGCGAGAGCACAGTCCAGGTCGTAGCAGGGGTAGACCTGACCGCCGATTTCTAGGCTGGATGGTCTGCCCCCGGTCACGACAATTGTTGAGCCGATTACCGTTGAAACGATCTCCATGATTGAGCGAAGAACAGGCAATCCTGCTGGGCCTGAGCCGATGACCTTGATTGGGAACTCAACGCGCAAGACGTTCCCTGCGTTTGTGGTTGCCGTAAAAGACGGGGCTTCTAGGTACACACAGTTAGGGACAATCTTTGTGGGGTCGTTTACCACGCGGAGCCCTGTAACGGCTGTGAGCGTGGCTGTGAGATCGTCTAGCGCCTCATTGAGGATGTCTGTGTAAGCCATTAGGCAACCGCTGGACGAGGTATTCCGAGCAACTGTTTCACGATCGGGGTAAGCGATTGCTGGGTTGCTGAGCCCATGCCGTCAAACGTGGCGTACATGGATTCAACTGATCCACGGGAACGCCACAAAGCAGCCGCATACATTGCTGTCCCAAGTGAGACATCATGCCCAGGTGAGGACGCTAAAAGGTCCCCTGTGTACCCGGCTTCTTGCCTTCGACGCCAACAGAAATCGTTTGCAGCGTTAGTTGCCTGAGTTGCCAACGTGTAGTCATCAGATGGGTTTGTTATGGATACGCCCAAATAGGTGATGAGTTGCGCGGTTGTGATCCATGTTGGTGCTGGGTTGTATGCAACTGTTCCAGACGCAGCAACACGCTCAACATCTGATGCGGTCTTAGCGTAAAGCACCTGATCGGCAATCGGAACCTGATAGTCGTAAAGCAGATCGCCCTGAGTGTCAACGCCAATAAACAAATACTGGGGCAGCGCCCTCACGACATACGAGCCGTTAAAGGTCGCATCCACCGATGCAACGACAATTGAACTGCCGACTGCAATCTCGCTGGGGGTCAGGAGTTGCAGTACGGCAAAGTTATCAATCAGGTACTTGTTAGTAACTGTGTATGTAGCCATGAGCGGTTGCTCCGCTCTCGACTAGGCCTGGGTGATCTTGCGAATCATTCCTGAAATTGCAGCAAAAGTTGAAACATAACCATAGAAGCTCATGTTGCGACCCAAAGTTGCTGGGTTCTCAAATGACTGCAAGCCACGGATTGATTCGTAGAACTCGTACGCATCGCCTGCACCTTGACCAACGCGGGTAATGATCATGGTCTTTGCAGCGAAGTTGCTGTCAACTACCAACTGCAAACCAAGTGGGTTGCCGTTCCATGAAGATGCGCTTGCGTCGCCAAGTGCGTTCTGACCGGTCAATCCTGCACCAATGAATGGGAATACTGGACGGCCAGTTGTGTCGGCGAGTTGTCCGAGTTGACCCCATACGTCTGGGCTGACGAACATGTGGGTTGGTGTCCAGTTGCGGTTGGTTGAAATGTCAACTGCGGAGTCGTAAACCGACTTCAACAAGTCAGCAACGGTCAAGTCCCAAACACCAGACGAGGTTGCTGCGGTAAGCAAGTTGTCTGCTGCGACGTTGTCTGATGCAATCATGTATTCGCCCATGAGGTCATTCAAAATCAACTGCATTGCCGCTGGGTTTGTAAAATCAATGTCTTGTGCCGACAGCGTAACTTGTCCAGCAAGTGTTGTCTTAGTGACCGAGTTGCTTGCAATCACCATGGTTGTTGCAGATACTGAAGACAATTCAGTCGCCTGTGATGCAACGCTTGTGTGCGTGGTGATCGTAGGACGGATAAATGTCTTTGACTGTCCGCTGTCTGGATAAGCGCGAGCGCCTACTGCATCAACTACTGGACGCAAAAAGTTCAGGTCTTGAACTAATGGCCCAAGAACTGGAGTTGGCAAAAGACCAGGTGTGTCAGTTGTAATCACGTCGCCTGCAGCTGCTTGCAACGCGGTGCGCTTTGACGCGGTGTGTTCTGCTACTGCAGCGTTCATGTTTTTGAACGTGTCGCCACCGATGTGGTAAGCAGCCATGAACTCGCCTGCTGATGGCAAAACAAATTCTTTTTTGGCCTGTGCGAAAATTGGCGCGGTTGGGATTGTTGCCTCAACTGCTGGTGCGGTTACTTCTGACATGGTTTGCTCCTGTTCTGGGACTTCTGTTTCTAGATTACTAATTTCTTCGGGCTCGTGGGGGATACTCGCAGCAACGGTGGCGATGTTTGCCATGTCACCAAAAGCGCCGATCGGAACAAGCGACAGCTCAGTCCATTGGGCGGCTTCAATAATCATTGTTCCTGCTTCGTCATACGAGAACTTTGTTGGGTTTACGCCCACGGATACTTGGTCAATGGTGCCGTCTGAGGCCATAACCAAAGCATCATTTCCTAGGTTGGTGGCGCTGATCTTGGCGCTAAACATCATCCCTTGCTCGGTGTCTACGCGCTCGGTGACAACGCCGACTGGCATTGAAGCGTCGTGGTACATGAACAGGCGTGGTGCTTTGCCCTCGACAGGTAGTGAGCCTGGACGGAAAATCACTTGGGTTCCATCCGAAACGGTTGCCGGCACGTTGTAGGGGACAGCGGTTCCCGAGATGGTGCGTCGTGGTGCGTCACCTTTGGCGGCGTCTAGCGTGAAATCTCCTGCAATTAGTTTGATCATTCTGCGATCCTCTCCTGTGTGTTTTCTTGAATGTTTATATCTTCACGATCCATGTTGTCGGCCATGAAGTTTTCTTCTAGGTATTCGTCGGCGTCGAAGCAAACATAGGTTCCGCGCGGTAGCACGTTGTCCATTGAAAGTGCGCCAGCGATTGCGTCGGCATACAGTTTTACGCCGAACAGATACAGGTCTGCTCGAGCCTGCTGGGATGACTGGTATGAGTAAGCGCCAGTTGCAACGCCGACTAAATATGGCGGAACGTTTGCAAGCCTGGACATTTCTAGTGACTGGTATTGCGAAGCCTCAATCAGAAGCATTTTGTCAGGTGTTGAATTGGTTTCTGTGTAGGAAAGATATTCGTTGAGCGCGGCAGTCTGGTTTGTTGCTCGCGCCGAATTAAATGCCGATGCCAGATCAGCGAGTTCTTGTGCGCTTAGCGGTTCGCCACCAGTTTGTTTGAGTACGCCTGCAGGGATGCTTGACGATGCGTTTCTGTTTCGTGCTGCTTCAAGTTTTAGCGCGGTTTCAATTGCGCCCGGTGCAGAATAGATGAGGCCTTGTGCTGGGGATAAGAATTGCACAAGGTTGGCTGGGTCAATTTCTCCGCCTTGAAAATACACTTGCGAAGACGGGGCAAACCACACAGGGCCAGCCTGATCGGTGGTCGTGATTGAGCCGGCAGGAAGTCGAGTGAAAGTTGCTGGGTAGCCGTCAGCGGTGCGCGAAGATATGTACCAAAACGCGCGACCGTACATCATCAAATCGTCAAGCGTCCAACTCATCAAAAATTGGAAAGACACATTTGGGTCAGGTCGGCGGATCCATGAACGTGGAGCAAGATAAACCTTTTCCATGTCATCGCCGTTCCACATTTCTGTGTACATCTTCAACGGCATAGATCCGATTACTGAGGCCATCAAATCTCGAGCGCGGTTAATTGTTGGGACGCTGATTGCGCGGTTACGCGCTTCGCCTTCGCGGTAGGTGTAGTACTGGCCAATCATGTTGATCCCAGCGTTCGACGAGTTGTAACCAGGGCTCATGCCACCTGCAGCAGCTGCCTTGTTTGGCGCTGGCGAGATTGCAGCCTTGCTTACTTTGCGATCAAATAAACCCATGTCCCAAGTGTGGCAGATCGGCAGGGATTGTGGTGGCATCCGTCCGCACCTAATCCGATCCCGACGAAAGGCTAGGCATTGCAGACGGACGCCAGAACAGATGTTAGTTGTTGACTGCGATCATCATTGGCTTCCCGGTGTTGGCTGGACGCGCACACATTCCAATTCCCCAGACCATGGTTCGCGCTAACTCAATCGGCCCGGGCGAGCGTTTGCTGGAGAGTACAAGTGTGTTGTCTGTGCGTACAGCAACAGCGCGTTGGACGTGTTCGGCAAGCAGTTTTTCGCCTGTGTGCAATAGGCGTCCCTCAGCGATCATGTTTTTGGCGAGCGGTGTGAAGCGGCCTAGTTCGGCGTAGCCGACGACGATCCGACGGCGCTCGATGTTAGGTGGGCAGGTGGCGTCCACGGTTGGCGATAAAGCAAACTTGATTGTGGGGTCTTTGGCGAG